TATGGCAAGGGAAGATATGAGGAAAACAAAAATATTAGCTTCATTAACAATAGCACAAGCCATATTAGAGAGTAACTGGGGAAGAAGTTCTTTATCAGTAGCACCTAATTATAATTTGTTTGGTATAAAAGGAAGTTATAATGGTCAATCTTGTATATTTCCAACAAGCGAATGTTATAATGGGAAATGGGTACAAATAAATGCTAATTTCAGAAAATATCCTTCTTGGGCTGAAAGCATTGCAGACCATAGTAATTTATTTCTAACTATGAATAGATATGCGAATTTAAGAGGTTGTACAGATTACAAGTTAGCATGCAGATATGTCAGAGAAGATGGATATGCAACAGATCCAGCGTATACTAATAAATTGATTAATTTAATTGAAACATATAATTTGAATAGATTTGATGTTGAAACTACAAGCCAACCAGTTCAACAACTGACACAGCCTATATCAAGTGAGGCAAATATTACATATTCAATAAAAGCAGGAGATACTTTAAGCAACATTGCTAAAAAGTTTGGGACTACAGTGGACGAGCTAGTAAGAATTAATAATATAAAAAATCCTAATTTAATCTATGCAGGGCAACAATTAAAAATTAAATCAGTACAAGACAGTTATATAGTTAAAGCTGGAGATACTTTAAGTGCAATTGCAAAAAAATATAATACAACAGTTTCTGAAATTGCAAATAAGAATAACATTAAGAATCCAAATTTGATTTTTGTAGGTCAAAAATTAAAAATTTGACAAAACTAAAATATAGTGTATAATATATATGCATTTGTTTATTTAGTTTTACAGAGACTAAATCCATAAGAGGTAGGTCAACACGATCTACCTCTTTTTTTGCGTTTTTGAGACAATAAAGTATATGTCTAAAATATGAAAAGGGCTTAAAATCGATTTTGAAGTGTCGAAAAATGGTTGATTTTCTGAAGTTTTTGTGATACGATTTGCCAAAAAGGGAAAAGGATGTATAAATGAAAGATTTTATAGATATTATTAAAGATAAAGTTATAAATAATATATATGAAAATTTTAATAGGTATTTTGACACTATATTAAAAGGCATAAAGTATATATTGTGCGTCAGCTTTATAGTTGCAATTGCAAGACTATTAGTAAGATATCCTTTAAAATTGGCGTACGAATATGGTATAGATATAGAAGGTAAGGAATATGTAGAGATATATAAATATTATGGATATACAGTATTAGGTATATTGATTATATCAATATTAGCTATTCCAGCAGTGAAGCTAGCTAATAGGTTAAAAAATATATCTAAAGAAGGAATTGAGTTCGATAAAGAATTGCAAAATGGTGGAAGTGAACCTATAAAGACAGAAGTACAAGGAGATTCTGTTGAAGATATAATAAATAGTAATGACGAAAGAGACTTAGACGAAGAAAGTGAAAAAAATATATATAATAGAAGAATAGAAAGTAGTGAAGAATTTAACAATTATTTAAAATGTAAAAACATAAAAAACAATATGAAGCCAATGACAGTACTAATAACAAATGAATTATACAACAATAATAAAGATTGTATAACTAAAGATATTGTTTTTGAATATATTTGTAATGTAAAGAATAGAAAAGGGAAAAAGCTTGAGGAACAAAATAGACAAATTGCAAAAAACATTGTTGATTTTTTAAAGAAGAATGATATAATTGAGTCAGATGATATGAAAGATGAATATTATTTTACTCCATTTGGAAATATATTTATGAATTATTTTCGAAATGGAATAATATAAGGGAGGGGGATTTTTATGGATACAGCAGTAAATATTGCAAATTATATGTTATCTAAAAAAATGTTATCTCCTAAGCAAGTGCAAAAAATATTATATTACGCATATTCAATATATTTAATAAAATATAATAATGAATATGATGAAAATAGTATGAACAGACTATTTGATGATAAAATTGAAGCATGGGAACATGGTCCGGTTATAAGAAGTGTGTATGAACAATTAAGACCATATGGATATAGCTATGACCGTATACGCCTTATAGGAAGTAGACATTTAAGTGACACAAAAACAGAAAACTTTATAAATAAAATATTAATGGTGTATGGGCAATATTCGGGATATGAGTTGGAAAAAATGACACACAATGAAGCACCATGGAATTTAGCAATGGCAAAAGGAAGAAATGTGGTTATTTCTGACAGTGATATTTACACCTATTTTTCAAATAAGTATAAAAAGGTTACTAATAACGGATAACATATAAGAAAAGACCTACTAAAGGCCTTTTTTAGTTGAAAAATATAATTGTTACTTAAATATGTATGCCCAGTTGGAGCACCGGAATTAAGTAACGATTAAAAACTAGGAGATTACAAGAACGTAATCTCCTTTATTTCGCCGTTTTCAACATATATTTTATCTATTAGTGATAGCCAAAAATGTTTCTTTTCAGCGGTGTCTAGTTTTGAATATATAGTTTCAATGTTTAACTTTAATAGTTGTTCTAAATTTGTGAAATCTTTTTTTATCGCAATTGTTTGTGTATTAGATAATTCTTTTATTTCATTTTGATATTTAGTATAGTCTTTCTTATATGTTTCAATATCAATTAAGTCACTTACAAATAATTCCTTCAATTTATCTAATTTATGTTTTAAAGCGTTTATTTTTGAAGTATTGTCTACAGTCTTTCGAGCTTTGTTTTCTACTGCACATTTAACAATATAATCATTGACTTCCTTTTTTATATTATCTAATAAATGTTTTTCAACATCTTTTTCTCTAATACTATGATTGTTATTACATTTTTTTATACTAGTACCTGGTTTATATCTATATGAGTTATCGCATATATATCTAACAACAATATTTTTACATCTATAATCTACCTTTTTTGATTGTCTCCAACCACATTCGCTACAATATAGTAAACCAGAGAAAATGTCTTCGTAAGTATTGGATCTTGTAACAGTTTTTTTCTTTAGAAGAGATTGAACTTTATTCCATAATTCTAAATCGACTATGGCAGGGATGTAATTATCTATATAAATATCTTTCCTATATAATTTATATTTTCCAATATATGCAGTATCTCTTAAATATTTATCCATAGCATCTCGACCTTTTCCAGCAAAGTGTTGAATAAAATATGTGTATGTTAATTTTAAATTGCCATTCACCGATATAAAATATTCGTATAAGTTACGAATGTTTTGTGATTGTGATTCGTTAATAACATATTTCTTGTCTTTTATGTCATATCCGTATTTCTTAGTCCCTGATGTTACTTCGCCTTTTTCTCTTTTATTATTAAAAACGAAATTAATTCTTTCAGATGTTTTTTCAATTTCTCTTTGTGCAAGTGAAACTTTAAGATTAAACATAAAAGTCCCATCTGCTGTAGATGTATCAATATCGTCTTCGTCAATAGCCTTCATTGTGCATTTATTCTGAATAAGCATTTTATTAATCATATTAGCATCTAATACATTCCTTGAAAGACGATCTAGCTTAGTAAACAATATAGTGTCAAAATCATTCAACCTGTTCAGCATGTTTTGCAAAGCAGGCCTTTTCATAGAGGATGCAGAGATACCTTCATCAATGAAAAACTCACATCTTAATTTGTTGTCTTTACAATATTTAGTTAAAGCATCTTTTTGAGCATCTATAGAAAATCCAAATTTAACTTGTTCCTCTGTTGACACTCTACAATAACACGCAACTAACATAATTTCCTCCTTGTATAAAAATAGATAAGTATTGCTACTTATCTTTAGTTAATATATATTTTTTCTTTTATCACATTTAATACTCAACTGCACTAGCACCGTATTCTGCCTGCGATTGTGAAAAACCCTCATATTTAAGTTGTTCAACTAATTCACTTTTAGAGAATGACATTATACTTATATATGATTTTGCAGATTTTGCTGCTTGTTCATTCCAATCGGCTCCACAATTGTCAACTCCATATCTTGCTTGTTCAGATGTAAAACCTTCGTACTCTAATTGTTCAATTAAGCTTTGGTATGAAAATGGAGAACTTCGTAAATAACTTTTTGCAGATTTTAAGGCTTGTTCGTTCCAATCAGCATTACAATTATTAACAGCATAAATTGCATCTTGGTTCGAGTATCCTTCGTACTCTAATTGTTCAATTAACCCCTGATATGAAAAAGGCATGTTTTTTAAATAATTTTTTGCACTTGTGAGTGCATTTTTTTCTCCGACTGTAATATTGCTCGCTGTTACCTGTGGAGGCGTAGTAATTACTTCTTTAGATTGTGAATTATTTTTCACTTCAGGTTCTGAAGACGCAGAACCTGTATTTTTATTCGTAACTGTATTTGCTTCAGTAGAAGAAGTTGTATTATTTGAGGTTGTGGTTGTAGATGATGTAGAGTTAACAGAAGTATTAGACGTATTGCCTTTGACGTCACTACTATTATTATCACTATCATTTTTTACATTGGTATGAATAACTTCGGCATAGAGTTCATCGTTATTTATATTTTCAGGTTCCTCGGTTGAATTGTTATCTGATTTTATATCTGCAACTATATTTTCAACAGTTGAATTTTGTGTGTTTGAATTTTCTGATATTTTTGATTCATTTTTTATATTTCCAAAAACGAAAGCTAAACAAATAACTATAACAATTACTGCAAAAATAAGTATACTAATATATACTTTTTTCTTCTCCATAGCAATTCCTCCTTATATTTTTCCTTGGTAAGAAACAACTTTTCCAACAATTTTAATTGATATATTTTTGGGATTATATATCTGAACAACATGTTCTGGATTTGTTGACATAGGATATAGACGGACAAAACCATCTTCATCAAATCTATATTTTTTAACCGTTGCATCTTGTCCATCAACTAAAATTACACCTATTTCATCATTTTCCAACTCATCTTGTTTTTGTACTAATACAATATCTCCATCTGCAAACTTTATATTCATACTATCTCCATTCACTCTTAAATAGAAATAGTCAAATCCTTTCTTTATATATGAAGATGGAGCAAATTCATAGCCTTCTATATTTTCAGTAGCTAATAATGGTAATCCTGCTGAGATTTTCCCTAAAACAGGAACACTAATAGGACTATCTGCTATAGGAAATACATTAGATTCATCTATTCCTAACAGATAATCAGTAGTTACATTATAATGATTTGCTATTTTTTTAATAATTTCTGGAGACATTTTCCTTTTTCCTGTTTCGTAATTACCTATTGCTCTACCAGAAACGCCAACTATTTTTCCTAGGTCTTCTTGTAGCTCATCATGCTTAATTCTTAAATCTTTTACTCTATTCATATGTTTTACCTCTCATATGTTAATTATAGAACAAAAGGTTCTTTTTGTAAAGAGATTTTAAAAAAAGTTTCTTACAGTCTGTAAGAATAGAACGATTTGTTCAAAATAATTTTAAAAAAGTGTTGACAAGGAACAAAATGAAGTATATAATGCAATCAATAAAGAACAAAACGTTCGCGAAGAAAGGAGGTAAGATAATTGAAAGAGCTAAGAATTAAGGCGAAGTTGACTCAAGAGCAAGCTTCAAAAATAACTGGTTTATCAGTTAAATTTATTTCAGAAGTAGAAAATGGTAGAAGAAATCCTAGCGATAAAACAAAAATAAAATTTGCTAAAGCTTATAGGGTAAAGCCAGTCGAAATTTATTTGGCTTGTCAACGAACAAAATGTTCGAAAAAGAAAGAAAGGAAGTGAATTAAATGGATATTGAAAAAATATGGAAAGCATTAATAGAGGTTTTAGAACAAAAGTACAATCAAAAAATTAAGATTGTAGAAATTACAAAGATATAGAAAGGAGATGAACAAAAGATGACAGAGAGACAATTAATAATGAGTTATATAATAACATTTTTATTTTCATTAGCAGCAATATATTTTATGCACGAAATTATCGTGAGAATAAGAAATAAGACGCAAAAAAGGACAAGACAACAAGCGAGTCACATGAGAATAGATTTAAGGAAAATAGTGGCAAATTATGACAAATTTATAGAAACAAACACAAAGAATATGTATTTATTCGAGAAGAAAGAATTTATAAAGAATATTAATTCTGAATTATATAGCATGATTTTGAAAGGGGTGAGATAGAATGGATAGGTTTCAAGAAATTTTTGAAGAAATGCAATTAGCAGTATTAGATGTACTTAACAACATGACAGTTTTACTAAATTCAGAAAAAAGAACATCTGATGAAAAAGTAGAAATACTAAGACTATATGTAAAAGAACAAACTTCAATATTATGTTCAGATTTATCAATACATAATGATTCAGACAAAATAATAGAACTAGACAGCGACCAAACTGAAAACTAGTTCTACTCAAAGAAAATAAATAAATATTTTCAATATTATATTAACATAATGTTGAAGAATAGTCAAGAAAGAAATGATTATGAATTGTATTAATTTTAGAATAAAAACAAAAAAATATAAAAAATATTTATTTTGTAATTATCAAAAAAAGAAAATTACCTTTGACGATTGCAAGCATTGTGAATATAAGCAATACAAAGAAATAAAAAAGATAAAAGGAAAAAAACATAAACAAACTAAAAAAACAGAAATTTCTAAAGCTGTAAAGATGGCTGTATGGAATAGGGATAAACATAAGTGTATATTCTGTGGAAAACTATTGCCATGGAATTATGCAAATGCACATTATATTCCACGTTCAGCTGGGGGATTAGGAATAGAAGAAAACATTTTTACAGCTTGCGAGAATTGCCATAGAGAACAAGATAACGGTTTGAATAGTAAATTATATACTGACAAAGCAAAAAACTATTTAATGACGTGTTATGGTTCAAATTGGGATATAAAAAATTTGATTTATAAAAAATATTAAACAAAAGAAGGAGGAGATTATGATACATAACAATAATTATGTTGCGATTCATGGATTTATGATTAATGAATTGCATCTAAAGGGAAATGAACTAATTGTTTATGCTATTATATATGGTTTTTCTCAAACACAAAATCAAAGATATACAGGAAGTCTAAAGTACATAATGGATTGGCTAAATACCAAGAGCAAACAAACAGCTATAAATTGTTTAAATAGTTTACTTGAAAAGAAATATATAAACAAAGAAGTTCATTACATTAATAATGTTAAATATTGCTCATATGGGGTGGTCCAAAATTTAGACCACCAGTCCAAAAATTGTAACGAGGGTAGTCCAAAAATTGGACCTAATAATATATATAATAATATAAAAGAAAAAGAAGAAGAAAAAGATGATAAAAATCCATTTGAATTTTATCAAAATAATTTTGGATTAATGAGTTCTTATACAGCATTAAATATGAACACATATTTAGAAGACGGATTAACAGGTGAATTAATCATCGAAGCTATGAAAGATGCAATAGATAATAATGCAAAAACATGGGCATATGTTAAAAAAATTCTAAATAATTGTTTAGAGCAAAACATAAAAACAGCAGAACAATATAAGGCTGCTCAGGTTGAATATAGAAACAAAAAGACTAACAAAACAACAACTAAAAAACAAGAAGTAACATATAATTCAGATTTTAGTGAGTATGATGAATATGCAAGAAGAAAATAAATTATATTCAGAGGAAGTAGAACAAAATATATTAGGTTGTATGTTAGTTTTTGATGAATGTGTAAGATACACAAAAGAAATAGACGAAAATGATTTTTATATAGTAATAAACAAAAAAATATTCAAAGCAATAAAAGAATTAGAAGAAAAAGATGATCCAATAGAAATAATAAGTGTAAAAGAAATATTAAAAAGTAAAGATTTCGAGGATAAGAAAATTTTATCATATTTAGTTAAAATCACAGAAAATGTTTATACATCTACAAATATAGAATATTACATATCCAAACTAAAAAATTATAGCATAAGAAGAAATATTGTAAAAGAAGCACAAAAGACGATAAGCAATATGTATGAACTAAATTCTGAAGTTGAGGCGGAGGAAATAAAAAAGGATGTTGTACAAGTATTTTCAAATATAAAAATAAATGGAAAGTTTTACGATAAAGATTGCGACATGGTCAGTGTAATGACTGAAACAATTGAGGACATAGATAACAAATATCAGAAAAGAGATGATTACAAATATCATACAGGATTTTTTGATTTAGACACAGCAACAGACGGATTACATGAGCAAGAATTAACATTAATTGCAGCAAGACCACGGATTAGGAAAAACAGCATTAGCATTAAATATAGCTGAAAACATTTCAAAAAAAGGAATATGTACATATTTTGTTTCATTAGAAATGTCAAAGAAACAATTAGGGAACAGAATGGTTTCAAGTAAAACTGGAATAGATTCGCATAAATTGAGAAGTGGTTGGATTGGAAAAGATGAATTTGATGCAATTGGTATTGCTAGTACAGAATTAGCAAATTTAAAAATGATAGTAGATGACAAAAGTAAAACTATACAAGAGATTGAGCTGAAAGCATGTCAATTAAAAGAAAAAAAGAATGTTGGACTGATAATTGTTGATTATTTACAACTACTAAAGAGCAAAAACAAATATAGCATTAGAGAGCAAGAGGTAGCTGAGATAAGTAGAAAATTGAAATTATTATCAAAAGATTTAGAAATACCAATCATAGCTTTATGTCAGCTGAACAGAGAAAGTTTGAAAAAAACAAGACCAACAAATGCGGATCTACGAGAAAGTGGAAGCTTGGAGCAAGATGCAGATAATATCATATTTATTTATGCAGATGATTCGGCAATGATTGATTCAGAAGGAAAGCCAAAGAAAGTAATTGAAACAGAATTAATAATATCAAAGCAAAGAAATGGACCTACAGGAACTATTAAAGTTTTATTCGATAAAAAGACTATGACATATAGAAATATTATCAGATAAGGAGGACCAATGGAAGTAATAACGGAAGAAAAATTTAGAGTGCTAACAGAAGCGGAAAAATGCAGAATAATAGTAAAAATATTAAAAGGCGAGTTGATTTACAAAAGGAGTGATGTTAATGAATGAAATCACTAGAGAAACAAGACAGCTAAGTTTTCAAGATATAAATAAAAACGAGAAAAAAAGATATGAGCAAATATTTAATATTTTAAAAGGTAAAGAAATGACAGCGAAAGAGGTGGCAGTTGAAATGTGTAAATGAGGATTTACAGATAGTACAGATAGAAATTACAGTCAACCAAGATTATATGAGTTAGTAAAAATGAATTATGTTGAAATAGTTGGAAAAAAAGTTTGTGAATATACAAATAAGAAAGTGTCTGTATATAAATTGAAAAAATAAGGAGTTAGATACAAATGAAAATATATGGAATATACGATACGAAAAATAAAGAGCAGTGTGTACGAGTGGGAACATTGCAAGAGATACTAAAATATTTTGGTATACAAGTGCCAGTAAAGAGTTTAAATAGAGCATTACATTATATTAGTAATAGATATGAATTAGTTTATTTATTTGATGAAAACGAAGGAGGAATATAAATATGTGTAAAAATTATAGTTTGGATTGCAAGTGCGAAGAAATGGGATGTGAAGGGTGTGCATACTATGAAAAACCAGTCGCTAAAAAAGATATTGCATATTGCATGAATGAAAAATGTGCAACAAAAGAAGAATGTGATAGATATTATGAGCATTATAGATATGACAACATAAGAGAACATGAATTTTTTATGAAATGTGAGGAGTATCAAGGATGAGTATTTTATTAAGAATTATAATATTAGTTTTAATAATATTTTTAGGTGGATTTTGTAGCGGAATGTTAGCAGGATTACATATAAAAGATAAATACAAACCAAAACACAGGAGGAAATTATGGTAAAAACTAAAGAAGATTTTATAACAGAAATTGCCTCAAAATTAGTTGAAATTATTGGAATAGAAAATACCAACAAAGTAAAAGAACTATTAATTCTTGAATTACGAAATGTAAGAATAGAACAAGAAGAAACAGCACTAGTAGTTTCAACAGATGCTAGGGCAAGTATTATCACAAAGTTTATTGCATGTAAGAAATTAACAGGATGTACGGACAGAACTTTAAAAGCGTACTTAGATGAATATTCAAAATTTTTTAAAACAATAGATAAAAATATAGAAGATATAACCACGGATGATATTAGATATTATCTTGCGTTAGCACGAAAAAATGGTGCAAAAGAAATTACGATTGATAATTATAGAAGATATTTAAATAGTTTGTTCGAATGGTGTCAGAACGAGGATTTTATAGCTAAGAATCCAGTAAAAAAAATTGACAAGATAAGAGCAGAGAAAAGTAAGAGAGTAGCTTTTACAGATATTGAAATTGAAAAAATGAGGTCACAATTAACTAATGGGAAAACGTATACAGCAAGAATGGGTAAAGAGTATGAAAAAGAATTAAGATTAAGAAATATAGCAATATTTGAAACATTATTGTCAACTGGTTGCAGAGTTGGTGGAATTGTTAATATGAATAGAAATCAAGTAGAAAATGGAGAAGATGAATTAATAGTACGTGAAAAAGGGAAGAAAGAAAGAATAGTATATTTAAACGCTAAAGCTAAAGTTGCAATTGAGAACTACCTAAAATCCAGAAAAGATAATCTTGAAGCATTATTTACATCAATTAATGTTTTTAATGGAAATGAAATTCAAAGAATATCTATTGCAGGAATAGAATGCATGATTAGAAATAATGGTGAAAGATGTGGAGTAGAAGCATATCCACATAAATTTAGAAGAACTGCAGCAACATTAGCGGCTAGAAAAGGAATGCCAATTGAACAAATTCAAAGAATGCTTGGACATGCAACATTAAATACTACGCAAATATATGTAAATGTTTCAGATAACGATGTTAAATTATCGCATGAGAAATATTTAAGTTAGAGGTGGTTCGATGAACAAAAGATGGAGTAAGGAAGATGTTGAGTACATTAAACAAGCGTGGGGCAATACAAACATAATTACTATAAAAAATAAATTAAAGCGTAGTAAGGAAGCAATTAAGATAAAAGCAACAAGATTGGGATTAGGCGGAGCAACTACCAATTCATATAAATATATAACAGCAAATAAAGCATCTAAGATATTAGATTGTGACAGAAAGAGAATCTTAAAGTGGATACATAGAGGACAATTAAAAGCAAAATATATGGCGATTGCTCGAGAAAGAAAAATGTGGTGCATAGAATTTGAGGATTTCATAGAGTTTTTAAAAAATAATCCTAATAAGTGGGATAGTAAAAAAGTAGAAAAATATGCTTTGGGCTTTGAATTTGAATGGTTAGTGGAAAAACGAAAAAAAGACGAAATAAAATCACCAGTTCTGAATTTGTATAGCGCTGATGATGAGAAAAAAATATATGAAATGATTAGGGAAAATTACACATATAAACAGATAGCTCAAGAATTGCAAAGAACAGAAAAAGGAATATCGAACAAAATAAGAAGAATGTATAAAAGGAGTGTTTATGGAAGAAATTGTAAAAACAATAATATCTATGTCGGGTAGCTATTCACCTTCAATTATTTTTGACGATTGGATTAAACTTATGGCACTTACATTGGCAAACAATCCACATATTTTTGAAGATGAAACCTGGGAATATAGAGAGCAACAATATTTAGATACAACTAAAAAATACAATGAATCAGAAATAGAAAAATTCACACATATGTATGCGATTTTGATTGAACTTTTTGAAAGTAAGATATGTGATTATCTAGGCGAAATATATATGAAATGTGAAATGGGAAATGGTAGGTTAGGACAATTTTTTACACCTTTTCATTTGTCAGAATTAACGAGCAAAGTTGCTGGACTAAAATCTAATGAAAGTGGAATATATGAAGTATATGAACCGACATGTGGTGGCGGTGGAATGATATTAGCATATGCGAAATATTTACAAGATGAAGAAATTAATTATCAACAAAAGATGAGAGTGGTTGCACAAGATCTCGACTGGAGAGGGGTGTATATGACTTATGTACAATGCAGTATTTTAGGAATTAAAGCAAAAGTATGTCAGGGAGATACACTTGCAGAACCAATAGTTAAAGAAAAACATAGAATTTTTTATACACCTACATGGAGAATGTTATAAGGAGGTCATTATGGACAAGATAATAAACCTATTATTCGGTTATTGGTACAAAGCACCATTGCTATTCAGTACTTTTGATTGGGCAATGTGTGTAGGACAATTAGCGTTGCTAAAGTGGTGTATAGATACACTAAAAGGAGGTACAAATGCTAAAACAAGAAGAAGTAATAAAAATTGATTGCAGAACAGACGTAATGAGATTCATAAAGAAAAAATTAGATAACATGACAATAGCAGATTTTTACAGTGCTGAAGAATATGAGTTAATTAGAAAAGAATACATGGAAATGGCAGAAATGATAAGAGATAAGGATAAAATGCTAGAATTAAAAGAAAGACATAAACAAGAAAAAACAAGAAACGTAAGTAAATATTTTAAAATTGACAGATAAATACAGATTGGAGATGAAAAGTATATGGGTGTAATAATAGGATTTGTTGCAGGAATGATTACAATGTTATTACTAAAATTAAATAGTGACAACTACTACGAAAAAAGAGCTAAAGAATTGGAAGATGAAATTGCGATGATGGGGTGGCTGGAAGTTAAAGATTAATAAGGAGGAATTACAATGAGCGAGGAAGAAAAGAAAGCTATTGAAACGCTAAAAGGATTAACAGTATATTATGATGATTATAGTTTACTTGATGAAGAAGAAATAGAAGAAAATGATAATGTAAACAAATCAATACAATTAATAATAGATTTAATAGAAAACCAACAAAAAGAACTGAACAGCTTAAAAGAAATTGAACAGCTACACAAAGAAGAAAATGGAAAGTTAAGAGTAGAGTTAGAGCAAAAAGAACAAATGATTAAAAGATTAGAACAAGATGTCGAAGGTTATAGAGATTTATCTAGACAAATTCAAGAAGATTATTCTAAACAAATAAAAGATTATGAGGAGGGGTACAATGAATGAAGAACAGATTATTGACAAAGTAAGCATGATAGACCAATGGAAAGTAAGTGGAGATAGTTATACACAAGGAGAATTAGATGCTATAGGTCAATTATTAGAATTATATTATGACAACAAAAAACAATTAGAGCAAGAAAAAGAAAAGAATAATGAAGCAAGAGAATATATGTATGATTTGTTAAATGCAGATATACCTAATGTAGGAACAACTGATATAAATAATTTATTGAGTATATTGGAGGAGGTATAAATGGAATTAGAAGAAGCTATAAAAATAGTTAAAAAAGATTTAGAAAGTACCAAAAAAGCAAATGAATGCGGACTTTCAAATAATGATTTTAAAAAAGAAATAGAGGCAACAGAAACAGTATTAACCCACTTAACAAAACAAGAGAAGATGATAGAGTTGATGGCGAGTTACATAATGTGCAAAGTACCATTCACTAAAGAAACAAGGTGCTTGGAGCTTAAAGAAGATGCTAGAACAAAAAATTCTGTAAAACAATATTTTGAAAAGAAAGCAGAGGAGAGTTAAATGATAGTAGAGCACGAAAACGGTTATAAAGCAATAACTTATGGCAACAGAAGTTTATCTGTTTATAAAGATGGTAAGGAAGTTTTACATACGGGTTCACTTACTATTCCGTTTAAATCAGAACAGGATTTGTATCATTATTTAGGAGAGATAGTACCTGAAATGATGAAAATATTAGATGAGAAATTTGACGAGATTTTTAATGATGAGGAGAGTGAATAAATGGAAGAAATAAAAGTTGGAGAGTATATTAGAATTCTGCATGGTACTATTGAAAAAGTAGAAAAAATAGACCCAGATATAAATAATCTTTACAGAAAAGTTATTACAGAAAACAATGGTTATACTTTGGAATGGTTGGAATTTTTAAAACCAAAACACAGTCCAAACATAATAGATTTAATTGAAGAAGGCGACTATGTGAATGGAAAATTGGTTTCAAATGTAGACAAAGTAGAAAGAAAGAATTTTATTGAATGGGAAGATGGCGATATGTATAGTACAGAAATACCAAACGATAAATTCATAAAAGACATCGTAACGAAAGAGCAATTCAATCAAATGAAATATATAGTAGGAGATGATAGTAATGCTTAAAATTAAAGATGATGTAAAAATAGATGATTATGAATTATTTGAAAAATATGGATTTAATCCTAGATATTATATGGGAGATAAAGTCTGGGAATTAGAATACAGAAAAGGCTTATTCTATAAGGAATATATAATTATTTGGTGGAAAGATAGGGAAATCCAAATAAGACCTAATGGACAAGTTCTACTTAATACATTATACGACTTAATTCAAGCAGGATTAGTTGAGAAAGTTGACTAGTAGTTGACTAGTAGTTGACTAGTATCAGAAGGAGGAAGTATGAATAGAGAAATAAAATTTAGAGGAAAACATATACACGCATTTTTAGAACCTCATAATACAGGAATATGGGTATATGGATATTTATGTAATGACCATTATATAAATAGCGAAGAGTTGATGGGAGAAATGCTAGTTGATAAAGATAGTGTAGGACAATACACAGGCTTAGAAGACAAAAATGGAGTAGAAATATATGAGGGAGATATAGTATATGTAGCAAGTGAAGATGAAAATGCAAAAATAACGTGGTGTCAAGAAGCATGTAAATTTATACTAGAATTTGATAGCGACTGGATAAGCGATTTTGATTCTTTTTCTGGAATAGATTTGGTAGTGATGCGGAAATATATATGAAAATCCAGAACTAATAGAGAAAGAAGGTAAATAAATGAGACCAAAAGAAAGAATAAAACCTTTTATGGAAGAACTAACAAAACTATGGGAACAAAAAGCACCAGACATGAGATTTGGACAACTTATAGATAATATATTTAGTTCATTGCCAGACATACCATTTTATACAGAAGATGAAGAACTATTAGAACAAATAAAAGAATTTTTTGATAGATTAGAGAAAGAAGGTAATGCAAATGAATAAAGAAGATATTTTACAAAAAATAATTTTTGAGAAAAATCGTGAAAGACAATTACAAGCCTTAAAAAGAATGAATGAGAAAGAGAAAAATAAAATTATAAAGCAATCAGGGTATGATATAGAAGAAGCAATTTTAATTGAACAAGAAATATATTTAAAATTATTACATTGGAAAGAGGTTAAAGACGGAAACGATTTATTAGAGAAAGAAGGTAAATAAATGAGCAAAGAATACTAAGAATGTAAACAAGCAATAGAAAAACTAAACATAAAAGAAAATATATTAAAAGCTCAATTAAGAGAAATAGAGGACATAAAAAAAGAATGTATAAAAATATTAGTAAATTCTTTAATAAGCAGAAAGGAAGGTAAATGAATGAATAAGAAGACAACAATAATAGATTTGTTGATGGAAATATCAAAAGGAAATGTAAAACATGGTACCAAATTTAATGTTTCATATAAAAATAATTTAAAAAGAAAAGTATATTATGATGCAAATGAACCAAATGCGTTCGCATGTATAAAGAACGTGTCTGATGATTTACCTATGTATGATGAGGTAAGATTTAACGAAGAAGTAGAAATATTAGAAGATGAAGAAGAAATAGA